TGGTTTAGCAAGAGTAAGTCTTCTGATGGCAAGCCTGGTTGGGTTCAACTCGGTGGTAAATATGCAGGAAAACCCTGCGCTAAACAACCAGGACAAACAACAAAACCCAAGTGCGGTTCAAGTAAAATGAAACGCAACCTAAATAAGGATGAGGAAGAAGCAGCATTCCGTCGCAAGAATGCTAAAGATCCTAATCCCGATCGCAAAGGTAAGGCAATTAACGTGAAAACAGAAGAAACACAATCTGAAGCAACTTATCCTTCTGACTTTAAGAAAGGTTCACCTGTTGCAACTAAAAAGAAAGGTAGACCTAATGCACAAGGTCCCGAAAGCGGTAAAAAAGAAATTAATGAAGGCGAAAAGGATGCCTGTTATCATAAGGTAAAATCTCGTTATTCAGTTTGGCCTAGTGCTTATGCAAGCGGTGCGCTAGTCAAATGCCGAAAAGTTGGTGCAAAGAATTGGGGAAACAAGAGTAAGAAAGAAGAATTTGAAGGTAATGTTTCTTTCTCTCAGTTTTCAGAAAAAGCAAAAGCATGTTGGGATACTCACAAAAAAGTGGGTATGAAAATGAAGGGTGGCAAGTTGGTAAATGATTGCCGTCCTAAGAATGAAGCAAAGGAATATACAGGTCCCAACAAAGATGAAAGAAAGCAAATTAAGAAACTTGATAATAAAGACTATGCTGCTAAACTAGCAGACTATGAGAAGAATATGGATCCTAAGAAGCGTCAAGCACTTAGAGACAAAGCGACTAAAGGTATGAAGTTTACTCATGAAGCTTCAACCTGTTCTTTTGCTGAGGCGAAAAAATGTTGGAAGGGTTATAAAAAGAAAGGAACCCAAACTTTATTCGGCAAAACGTACAACCGCTGCGTAAAGAAAGAGGAAAATGAACTCGAAGAAGGAGCAGCTTGGACAAAAAAGTCTGGAAAAAATAAAGAAGGAGGACTTAACGAGAAAGGAAGAAAGTCTTACGAAAGAGAGAATCCTGGATCAGACCTTAAGGCACCTTCAAAGAAGGTTGGAAATCCCAGACGGGCATCCTTCTGCGCTAGAATGAAAGGAATGAAAGCAAAATTAACTTCTAAGAAGACTGCATCAGATCCTGATTCTAGAATCAATAAATCTTTACGAGCATGGAACTGCTGATTGCTTGACAAAATGCATCAGCATGTTACAATAAATAGGTAAAACCATACCACGAGGATACTGCATTTTATGACTGATCCGAACAAAGAACTCTCGTCTTTTTCTCTGGAGAGGAAAGAGTGCGAGAAGTGTGGTGCCGTTTGGTTAAACGGTCAACATAGATGGACTGGTACTGGGAAAGAAGGTAATGAACTAGATCTAGCAGGTTTAGTTTGTAACAATTTGTCGAGCTCAGATCCAGATTATAAGAAATGTATCAATCCCTCTAGAGGGCAGATAGGAGGACAAACTTGGGACTATCGTAGGGGGTATGTTGATGGTCAATTGGATGCTCTCACTAAAAAGTCAGGTATCACTGACACATAAAAAATCCAATAAATTCAATGATAGATAGTGTAGTTGCTAGGTATTAATGAAGTTTATCTTCGCACTAATCGCTACATTATTTTTCGCAATGCCAGCGTTGGCAGTTGATGTAACAATGGGTTCAAATGGCAATCTAGTATTTGAACCTAACGATATTACAATCGATGCTGGCGAAACGGTCCACTTTGTAAATGGTATGCTTCCACCACACAATATTATTGTTGAAGGACGTGCAGACTTGTCTAGAGAATCATTGATGTTTTCACCTGGTGAATCTCAAGACATTACGTTTGCTGATGCAGGAGACTTTGATTTCTTCTGTGGTCCTCATCAGGGTGCAGGCATGGTTGGCACTATTCATGTAAAATGAAAACACTAAACAGTTTAGTCTTAGACATCACTGTTGCTATTATAGACTTCCTATACAAAGGAAGAGATTATCCCCGTTTCTGGGTGCTTGAGGAAATTGCTCGGGCACCCTATTTTGCGTTCTTAAGTGTATTACATTTAAGAGAAAGTATGGGGTTGCGAGGTCCAGAACACATCTATTTGATGGAGGAACATTTTGCTCAAACGCTTAACGAAACCGAACATCTGGAGTATATGGAATCTAGGGGCGGTAATGCTTATTGGATTGATCGCTTTTTTGCCAGACACCTCGTACTTATCTATTATTGGATCAACGTGGTTTATTATTGGGTGGCTCCTAGGTCTGCTTACCACCTCTCCTACGAAGTAGAGGTTCATGCTGCACATACATATGAGGAGTTCTTAACAAGATTCCCAAATGACGAAGACATCTCTAGAATAAGAGATGATGAGGTGCATCATTCCCAAGAACTACTAAACGCTATCAAATTAATCACATGAGAATGGAGGAAATTAAACCGTCGCATTATACGACAGAAGAAAAAGTACAGGAGATGATCGATGATGCAATACGAAAGCATAACCGTAATGCTTCAATTATTAGTTTTTGGGTTGGTTGGATTGTTCTTTCACTTTTTGCTGAGGGTTTGCTTCGACTTGTTGGAGTTATAAAACCAATTTTCCCTTGGTTGAACATCCACTTATGACCACTGAATACATAGGTTGTAATTATATGATGTCAACCTGTTTCACATCTAATCATAGAGGAACTTCAATGCCAAAAGAATTTTTCCCAGACTTCACTCGTCGGGATTACGACAAGATTATCGAAGCAGTGGAGCGTCGGCAACGCAACTATATCTGTGGAGATGCAAGTTACAAAGAACTCGGTAGAATTGCTGAGGAATTAAAACGTCGTCAAGTGGCGGCAATCGCATATCAATGTTGAATTATGAAAGTAGGATTAATTGGTCTTGGTCGTATGGGCGAGGGTATGTCTCGTCGTATGATGAAACAGAATATCGAAGTTTGGGGTTACAGACGTAACTATGAAAAAGCACAGGAGGCATACGAAAAAGGTTATGTAAGTGGAGTAGCTACTACTCTAGAAAATCTAGTTCAAGTAGTTCACAAACAAGATGGTATGGTTGGTAAAGCACCAGGCATCTTCCAACTTGTCATTCCCGCAGAACTAGTAGAGGACACACTAAATGAGTTACTACCATTACTTAGCGACGGGGATATTGTTATTGATCATGGCAATAGCAACTTTAAAGATTCTCGCAGGAGAGCAGAAAGGTTATCTAAACTTGGTATCCAATTTATTGATTGCGGTACTAGCGGTGGAGTTTATGGTCTGGAGCGTGGATACTGTCTTATGGTTGGTGGTGCAAATACAGCAGTATCTGCATGTGCCCCCATTTTCAGAGCACTCGCACCTGGCTTATCCGCTGCGCCCCGCACAGATCCATACAGCAGCTCAACATCTGCTGAATACGGGTGGTTACATTGTGGAGGACCTGGTGCAGGTCATTTCGTAAAGATGGTTCACAACGGAGTCGAATATGGAATCATGCAAGCGTATGCCGAAGGGTTTAATATTTTACACCATGGTAATCTTGGTTCCGAATATATTAAGGAAGGGGATGCTGAGGTGGCTCCGATGGAGAATCCTAAAGATTATCAATACGATATTGACTGCGCTGAGGTTGCTGAGTTATGGCGTCGTGGTAGCGTGGTTGGCAGTTGGTTACTTGACCTTACTGCGGATGTATTCAGAAGCGATCATGACCTTAGCAAATTCGATGGGGGAGTATCAGACTCTGGTGAAGGTCGTTGGACACTTCACGCTGCTGTGGACCTTGGTGTACCCACACCTGTTATCTCTGCCGCACTATTTGAAAGATTCAACTCAAGACACCTCGGAGAATTTGGAAACCGTATCTTAAATGGTATGCGTTACATGTTTGGGGGACATAATGTTAGGTGAATTTTTATTATGGATTGCAGCGCCCTTTGTATGTGCCACCCTCGCATTTGGTAGATATAGAGGAGAAAATAACTATTACGAATCTGATGACTACAATGGAAATGGAACAGCTCACTAGAGGTATCGTTATCTTTGGTGCTACTGGTGACTTGTGTAGACGGAAACTAATACCGTCTTTATATAAACTATGGGATAAGGGTCTGTTACCAGACAACTATCTGATTACTGGTGCTGCTCGTAGAGAGAGGACTGCAGATCAGTGGCGTCATGAAATTGGTGCAGAGAATTATCCACAAGAATTTTTGGATCAACTAGATTATGTTTCTTGTGATCTGAGTAATATTGATTCTCTTAAAACACTCCCACTTCTAGAAGATGCAACTTACTTCTTATCTGTGCCACCAAGCACATATGATATTGCAGTAAAGAATCTAAAAGAGTTTGGGTTGATGGATGATCCAGATAAATCTAGGGTTATCATCGAAAAACCTTTCGGTACAGATCTAAAGTCTGCTGAAAATTTACAGAGAAATATCTCTACTCATATCAGAGAAAAACAAACTTATCGTATCGATCACTATCTTGGTAAAGATACCGTTAGTAATGTTCTTGCTACACGCTTCTCCAATATAATCCTAGAACCTCTTTGGAATAGAGACTATATCGAAGAAGTGCAGATCTATGCAACTGAAACTATCGGATGTGAGGGAAGGTCTCAGTATTATGATGGATCAGGTGTTGTTCGTGACATGCTACAGAACCATATGCTTCAGGTTCTTGCACTTGTTACTATGGAAGCACCATGTCGTCTAACTGCTACCGAAGTTCGTAGAGAAAAAACAAAAGTATTAGCAGCAACTAGACTTGGAGAGAAATTTATTGCAGGTCAATATATTGGATATAGAGAAGAAGAAGGAGTAGATCCTAATAGTAACACTCCTACCTTTGTTGCAGGTGATCTGTATGTAGATAACTGGAGATGGAAAGGTGTACCTTTCTATTATATGATTGGTAAAAAACTACCATATCAATGTGTTGAAGTTGTTATTAAACTAAAAGCACCTCCAATTGGTTTGTTTGAAGGTCACGAGTTCAATGATCGTATTGTAATTAGATTGCAACCAGATCCTCACCTTGATATTCGTATGGATATGAAGACACCAGGATTAAAGAATAAGGTTGAAACTGCCACCTTGACGCATAAATATCCTCATGGGGCAGTTGATGGATATGAGAAACTTCTTTACGATGCAATCCATCAAGACCAATCTAATTTTGTACATTCTGAGGAGGTATTAGAATCTTGGAGAATTGTTGATGATCTACTTTGTACTGGTGACAAGTGTACGATCAGAACTGCTCCATATCTGTATCACGAAAATACTTGGGGACCGTATCACAAAACGGAGTTTATCACGAAATGGGATTATCCAGCGTAATATCATTTGGCATCATTACAACTTTCTTTCTCTTATTTGGTTTAACTCTATTCACAATTTCTGTCTTTGAATAATGCATACTCTAGGACACATTGCCGCAGCAACACTTAATAATCCATACGGACTTGGTTTTCTAAGTCTTATATTAATTGTCGTACCAATTATAGGTATGGATTTAGTACATAAGTATGGGTGGGAGCATTGGCAACCTTTTTCACATGAACCTCATACTTAGACCATTAGAAAATACTAACGATCCTGTCTGGAGTGTGATCATCTCGATCGCCTTACTCTTGGCAGGAGTTTTTTATGTAATCGTCTATATACTAGGCATAGATAAAAGAGAATCTAATGGCAGCAATGATACCACCGAACAGGAAGAGTTGTTACAACTTCCGAGTAATCGAGATCAACAGGGTACTTGATGGCGACACTATTGACGTTACTATTGATCTCGGGTTTGATCTATACAAGAAAGAAAGAGTTAGAGTTGCAGGCGTTGATACGCCAGAGAAAAGAACGAGAGACTTGGAAGAAAAGGAGTTAGGAATTGACGCGACAAACTGGCTCAAAGCAAAACTGGAAGGTGCCATTGCTGGGGATGATGATCTTGTTATACGCACTGAGCTTGTTGGTGGTATGGGCAAATATGGTCGTCTCTTAGGATGGTTA